GAGTAGATCGTCGGCAGCGTCAGATGTGTATAAGAGACAGGTTTGGGTAGGTGCGGGGTGGGGACTTTGTGAGCCAGTCGGCGGGTGCAGTTAGCCCCTTCCCCATTTACTATTTAGGGGCATTTAATTGACACTAAGTCGCAATAAGCCTGAATGCTGCTTAGCAAGGCCGACGCTGCGAGAGCTTTAGGCGTTCACCCATCTGCGATATCGAACGCGCTGCGCGATGGCCGCCTGGTGCCAGTGCAGGGGCCAGACGGCCGGGAGATGATTAACGGCGACACGCTGCGCGATGACTGGAAACAAAACACGCGAGCCAGGATGCGTCCGGTCAATGTCCGTACAAAGAGCGAGCCATTGTCTCGGGGCAGTAGCGATGTGCCGGACTACAACGAAAGCCGCGCGCGAACGGAGCACCTGAAAGCGGAGCTATTGGAACTTGAGCGTGGGGAGAAAGAGGGCGAGTTGGTTAGGGCAGATGAGGTAGCGAAGAAATGGGGCGAGGTTGTGGCGATTGCTCGCACCAAGGTGATGGGCATACCGAGCAAGGCGAAGCAGCGAATCCCTGAGATCCCGGCTGATGCGTTTGTGATGCTTGAGGAGATCGTCCGTGAGGCGCTAGAGGACCTGGCGGATGGCTGACATCAATGATCTGGTTAGAGGCGCCCTGGAGGGCTTTAGGCCGCCGGAGAAGCTGACGCTGAGCGAGTGGGCTGACAAGTTTGCGTTTCTGTCGGCTGAGAGTTCAGCGGAGGCCGGGCGGTGGCACACGCTGCCTTATCAGAAAGGAATGATGGACGCGGTGACTGATCCGAGCGTGGAGCAGATCACGGTAATGAAGTCAGCGCGGGTTGGTTACACCAAGATGATCAACCACGCGATCGGGTTCCACATCCACCAAGATCCCTGCCCGATCATGGTGGTGCAGCCCACGGTCGAGGATGCTCAGGGCTATTCCAAGGAAGAGATTGCGCCGATGCTGCGCGATACGCCATGCATTGCCGGCCTGGTGACGGAGGCGAAGGCGAAGGATGGCAGCAACACGATTTTGCAGAAGGGTTTTCCCGGCGGAACGTTGAGCCTGGTTGGCGCTAACAGCCCGCGAGGTTTCAGGCGGGTTAGCCGGCGGATCGTGTTGTTTGACGAGGTGGACGGCTACCCGGCGAGTGCTGGCACTGAGGGTGACCAGATCAAGTTGGGCATTCGACGGACTGAGTATTACTGGAACCGCAAGATCATTGCGGGCAGCACGCCGACGGTGAAGGATTTCAGCCGGATCGAGCGGATGTTTAACGAGTCAGATCAGCGGCGTTATTTCGTGCCGTGCCCGGACTGTGGGCATATGCAGTATTTGAAATGGCCGAACATCCGTTGGATCGACAATGACCCCAGCACTGCGGCCTATGGCTGCGAGAGCTGCGGCGTGCTGATTCCGCACGCGAAAAAGCGGTGGATGGTTGAGCGCGGGGAATGGAGGCCAACGGCACCGGGCAACGGCAAGCACGCTGGGTTTCATATTTGGGCGGCGTATAGCTACAGCCCGAACGCGACCTGGGCCAATTTGGTTGAGGAGTTTTTAGAGGCGAAGTCGAACCCTGAGGCGTTGCGGGTTTGGATTAATACGGCGCTGGGCGAGACGTTCGAGGATGACTACGCAAGCAAGATTGGCGCTGAGGCGCTGCTGGAGCGGTGCGAGCAGTACCAGGAGGGGGTACTGCCTGCTGGCGTGCTGGCGGTGACTATCGGCGTTGACGTGCAGGGCGGCGGCGGATCGCTTGGGGAGAGGTTGGCGATCAGCGTGTGGGGTTGGGGCCGGAATGAGGAGGCATGGCTGATCCAGCACTTGGAGATTGCTGGCGACCCGACGCGGGCTGAGGTTTGGAAGCAGCTAGACAAGCTGGTGACCAAGCAGTGGCCGCATGAGCTGGGCGGCAGCTTAAAAGCCGAGTTTGTGGCGATTGACTCTGGCGGCCATGCGACCGCCGAGGTTTATCAGTACACCCGTGAGCGCAGGGCGCAGGGCGTGATTGCGATCAAGGGCCAGAGCCAGCGGAACAAACCACCGATTGGCAAGCCCAGCCGGGTTGATATCAACGCCAACGGGCGGACGCTGAAAAAGGGCGCGGTGCTGTACCCGGTCGGCAGCGACACGATCAAAACGACGCTGTTTGGCCGCTTGAAGCATGTGGAGCCAGGCGAGGGTTATTTGCACTTCCATGCGACAACTGGTGAGGAATATTTCAAGCAGCTGACTGCAGAAAAACAGGCGATCAAATTCCGCAATGGATTCCCTGAGCGGGTATGGGTGAAGAAACCAAACGCGCGAAACGAGGCGCTGGACACCTTGGTTTATTCCTACGCGGCGTTGCAGTTGCTCTATCGCAAATATGACCGGCGGACTATTTGGGATCAGCTTGAGCGCAGGCTCGAAGAACCTGAGAAGCCAAAGCTAAGATCGAGTAAGAAGCCGCAAGCTGCGGCCAGTAGCTTTGTGAGCAGTTGGTAGTGGCCATCCCAATCCCAGCGCAAATCAGGGCCGGTGACACGGTGAAGTGGCGCGCTGATGCAAGCCGCGACAACCTTGGCAACGCGATTGATAGCAGCAGCTGGACGCTGACTTATTACATCCGTAGCAATACAGCTGGCGAGGGCGTCACTGTCACCGGCAGTGCTTATGGCACGGGTTGGGAGTTCACGCTTAGCTCGACCAATAGCGCAACGCTTGATGCCGGTGATTATTACTGGCAGGCGATTGCAACTTACGGAAGCGAAAAGCTGACCCTGGGTGGCGGCCAACTTGAGGTGTTGGCGGCGCTTGAGTACAGCGGCACGCCTGGCGCGTATGACGGGCGGACGCAGGCGCAGATCGATTTGGATGCTGTGCAAGCTGCAATCCGCAGCCTGATTAGCAATGGCGCCAAGCAGTACAGCATTGCTGGGCGGAGTTTCACAAAGATTGATTTGCCTGACTTAATGCAAAGGGAAAGTACCCTTAAGGCTGAGGTGAAGCGCGAGCAGAAGGCCGCCCTGATCGCTAACGGTCTGGGCAACCCCCACAACCTGTTCGTGAGGTTCTGATGGGTCTGCGCACGCGACTGTTTCGGGCTTTGGGATATCAGCCCATTCGGCAACGTCGGCCGCGGCGTATGTATGAGGGCGCGACTGTCAGCCGCCTGACCACTGATTGGGTGGCCGGCGGCACTAGCGCTGATGCTGAGATCAACGGCAGTTTGAGCCGCCTGCGCAACCGCGCACGGCAGCTGGTGCGTGATTCGGACTATGCACGCCAGGCCAAGCGGGCTGTGGTGTCAAACGTGATTGGCACGGGCATCAGGATGCAGGCCCAGGTGCCGATGCAACGCGGCGGCCGCTTGGATGATCAGATCAACGGCGCCATTGAAATGGCGTGGAAGCGTTGGGGATACAAAGAGCACTGCGACGTGGCGGGCCGGCTGTGCTTTGCCGAGATCGAGCGCATGGCGATTGGCGCGATGTGCGAGAGCGGTGAGGTTTTTATTCGAATGATCCGGCAGCCGTTTGGCGGCGGTCAGGTGCCGTTTGCGTTGCAAGTGATTGAGTCTGACCAGCTCGACGAGACCTACACCGGAGCTAGCACCGTTGCTGGCAACGAATGGCGCATGGGCGTTGAGGTCGATAAGTGGGGCCGGCCTGTTCAGTACGCCTTCCTGGCTAAGCATCCTGGCGATGGTCCGTTTTCCGGCTCACCGGGTAAGCGTCACCTGATGCTGCCTGCCTCTGAGGTGATCCACTTGGCAATCTTGGAGCGTCCGGGCCAGACCCGCGGCGTGACGTGGTTTGCGTCTGCGATCAAGCGGATGCATCACCTTTCGGGCTATGAGGAGGCCGAGGTGGTGCGCGCACGGGCCAGCAGCGCGCTGATGGGTTTCATCACGTCGCCTGAGGGTGAGCTTGACCCCGGCGGCGAGGTGTATGACGGCGAGCGGGTTTCGTCGTTTGAACCTGGCGTCTTCAAGTATTTGCAGCCGGGCGAGTCAGTCAGCGTGCCCAGCTTGGATGCACCTGATGGGCAGTTTGAACCGTTTCTGCGGGCAATGCTCCGGGCTGTAGCTGCTGGCATCGGTTGCAGCTATGAATCGGTCAGCCGTGATTTCAGCCAGACCAACTACAGCAGCAGCCGGCTGGCACTGCTGGAAGAGCGGGAGCACTGGAAGACGCTGCAGGACTATATGGTCAAGAATTTCCACCAGCCGGTCTATGCGGCATGGCTGGAAATGGCTGTGATGAGCGGCGCGCTGAATCTGCCTTTGTATGAGGTGGAGCCTGAGCGGTTCAAGCGCGTTAAGTGGGTGCCTCGCGCATGGGGTTGGGTTGATCCTCAAAAGGAAGTTGCCGCATACAAAGAGGCAATCCGCTGCGGGTTTAAAACGCTGGCTCAGGTTGTCGGTGAGCAAGGCGGCGACTTGGATGAGTATCTGGTCGCGCGCAAAGCTGAGCTTGAGAAGTTGGAAGAGCTTGGCATTGCTGTTGATACCGATCCCAACGTGATGACGGCAGCCGGAAGCTTGCAACCTGCGGCGGCGGAATCGATCGACCTGCCTAGCCCAGATGTAGAAACGAGTTCTGAAGATGAGAACGGATAAGATTAAAGGAAAAGCTGGTTTGCCGATGGACACAACAGAGCTTGAGATTGAGCAGCAACCAAGCGCTGAGGTTTCTGCGGCTGATTCCGCTGAGGAACTGAATCTGCGCGATCTTGAGGGTAAGTATCAGCGTGCAGAGCTGACCACCTTTGATGAGGTGGAAGACCGGACTTATGAGTTTCCTTTTAGCTCTGAGTATCCGGTGGCCCGGTATTTCGGAAACGAAATTCTGAGCCATGAAGAGAAGGCGGCTGACTTGGCCCGGTTGAACGACGCGGCTCCGCTGCTGTTCAACCACAACCCTGATCGCGTGATTGGGGTTGTTGAGCGTGCATATATCGACGGCCAAAAACGCCGTGGCTATGTGCGCGTGCGGTTCAGCCGCAATCCTTTCGCCCAGGAAGTCCTAGGCGATGTGAAGGACGGCGTTCTTAGGAA